AATTAGCTAATACACCACTCATCCCGGACTTACTTTCACCCATCATAATATCTTGTACACCCGCCATATCAGCACGACCATGATTCTCCATTTCACGCATCAGCATATAAGTATCCTGCGATATGGGTGCTGGTGTCAACCGTTCGATTTTACGGCCCGTAATCGCACCTTGAGACACGGGTATCATCAACCCAGGCTGATTAGTTACATCCTCGGCTAACAAGGCTCCCTCTTCATACATCCATTGATTGTTACCGGCCAACATAGCGTTAGCAATGATCATGTTATAAAGGATATTTACCGCTTGCTGGACCGTGACAAGCTGATCAATTTCTGTCTTGCCAAAGAATTGGTGTGGTAACGGATTAGCTTGATAACATACGATAGGGAATTCTCTGTGCCAATACGGATTTGCCCGATCAACCACTATTTTGCGACCATTAACGATGGTCATCATTCTGCCGTTAGGATATTTCAAGCTTTTGGGCGGTTTATCGGGTTGCATGGTACTTTCAGGTGTAGCTTCGTGATAATAGAGTTCGTAAACGGGATATCGGCGTCGTTCGTATTTGGTATCTTTCTCCAAAGTACCGCCAGCTTGCGGTTTCAGGTAACGTGTAACTTTACTTACCGCACCCATTAACCCGGAAGCACCGTATTCACCTTGATCGTCACCGGCATAATCCTTTTCCTTTACCCGGTATATCCGTTCAATATCTGCCGCATCCATATCGGTCTTGACAATAACGTATTTAGAATCTGAAAAGTCTATCGCTGTACCATAGGGATCAGGAATAACGTTTTCAGGGTGTAGTATAGGTAGGTTGACCCTGTTAAGTACCGGATCATAAACAACTTTACGGTACGCTGTCCCGCCAACAAGGACATCGACCAACAACTCAGCGATTTGGATACCTTCGTTACGATGATCGTGATCATTAGCTAAAATGTCCTGTAACCGTTGTGCTAACTCACCGTCCGTAGTGTTGGGTATCGGGACTTCTCCCAGTTCAGTATCGATAGTAGCTTGCATAAACGGGAAATCCGCATCTAAATAATATTTGGGGTATCCCCGCATCAAAATTGGTCGTAACGTTTCGATAACGGGTCCGATAAGGTCACGACTGATCCTGAACCGGTAACCCGGAACTTTATCGTCACTGATAAGTTCATCATCCTGTTCACGGACATAATGGTCACCCATGTAAACCATGGCGTTTTTACGCATTTGCCGCCATCGCGGTCGAGCAGATTCTTCACCTTCTTCCCTCAAAACATTGAAAGCTTCAAGAATATCGTCTTCGTTTTTCAATGCGTCTAATGATTTCATTTGTAACTCCTCTTCTTATACGTATTTTGACCAATGATCAGTTTTTTCCGGTAAGTTAACTTCCCTGAACCGCGCACTGTGAAACTGTGATTCAAGATATTTCTTGGATTTGGCTGTGGGTCGCGAATGTTCAGCGTATAAGGCACCCACCAGGCTGAAAACTAAATCGTCATAAAATCCTGTTTCGGGTTCACCCGGTTTACGGGTTTTACCTTTCTTAATAGCTTGCGGTTTACCGTTAATGGTGACGAAATTCATGGCTTCGTTCAAAGTTTGAACACAAGGGATTTCTATCTCGTCAGCATGAAACGATTCCTGTACCATCCCTACACCGCGACGGCGTGTATTGGATTGGTTACGCCATCCTAACCGGTTAGAAGTAACAACACCCAAATCGCGTTCAGAAACCAGTTCCTGGTACTCATACTTATCTTGTAACAAAGCTATTACTGTACCGCCATCTGCGTTGTTTTCAGGACATATCCATGCATTGTTGTAGTATCGACCCAACATCTGTAGTTGTTCAGTGAACTCGTCGATACTTACTTGCCGACCATCGAACCCGCGTAACTTGGCTACCATTCTAAGTGGCATACGTTGCAACACGATAGCAGCACTGAAATCTCTACCGTCCAATCCTTCCGCATGATCAGAACCGATAACATATTCGGTGTAAGGTTCAGGCGCGTACCAGATTTGAATAATACCTTCGGGATCATCAAGTAATTGTAGACCTGATGGTGAACCCACTAAAGTTGTGCGTGGCGAGGGTTCAAAAACGTATTCTGAACGTGCTTTACGCAGAAACGCCAGATCGAAAATAGTTGAGCTGGATTTGTGGAACGCATCTTCAGGTGAACACGGATATTGACGGTTGAATTCCACTATGCTGCCTTGACACCTGTTACGTATGGCGTGACGACGCCATTGCATGTTCTCCAGTGTCAGTTCGGGATACATTAACAGGATTTGTTCTTCGTTCCCGTATTGCGAATCGTCAGTATCGGATAAGGTACGTTCAAACGTTTCTTTATCTTGATCTTCACGGAACAAGGCGCTATATTCGTCGTGATAGTACCAGGGAACAAAGAGCGGATAGAAATCGCTTTTCCCTTCACTGGCACGTTCCCATTCGGTATGGAAATCGTCACCGTAACGGTTAGCGGTAGTTTCAAGGCAAATGAAGGTATCAGGATTATCCGGTACCGTTTGATATAACATACTTAACGTTTTACCCAGGTTTTGAAAGAATGCCGCTTCACTTAAATGTACAATTTGAAAGGTGAAAGAAGTAACGTTTTTCTCACCTTCCACCTTGATACTGGAGTTCAAGGGTTTAGCGAACTTCATGTATTGACCTTGTCGTGTCAGTTGTTTCTTCAACTCGAAAGGTAAAGATTCCAAGAACCGTTCGTACATACCGAAAATATTAGCTGCTGACCCGCCCTTTTCTTCGGTGATAACCAAAGCGTTAGTATTGGGTTGACAAATAGCACGTAAAAAGCAATAGGCGGCAATACCCGTACTCGATCCTTGTTGCCGACCTTTGAGTTCCAGTAACCTTACAGGCCGGTTTTCAGAGATCTGTTTGTAGATCGCCCTCAAGATCATCAGTTGTGTCCGGTTGGGTACCAATGCCCCTTCGGTCCGTGTCTTGGTCTGGATCTTCAATAATCCCATCATCGCCGAAACCATTGTTTCCGCTGACGTTAATAGTGCTTCCGGGGAGTGCTGGTAAATCTCGCGGCACATCGTTTGCACTGAGGACAGTTTTTCCTGAGTCACTAAGTTTTCCTAACAATATATTAATATTTTGTGCAGATTTAGCTTCCGTAGTCTGTTTGTTGGGTTCCATACCCAGCATTTGGCGTTCCATTTGCATGAAAGTATGGAGTGCATCAGTGATAGCTTTGACGTTACTTAACGCGGTCTTGGGATCGTCACATTCGCTGGCAACTTCCAATAGTCTGAACAGGATTTCGTTACTCCTTTTTATCCGTGCAAGTTGTTGGGTTCGGACCTTGGTAATTTCTATTATCTTTTGTTCTTCAACCTTGGTTTGCGATTCCTTTATTAAATAAGAATCGTAATCGGTTGCTCGATCTTCCCAACGAAACTTATCGAACCAGGTATGCCATTTCTTGGTTACCGATTTCGCCGTAGGGTTAACCATCCTGAACGCTTTACGATAGTTCCTTACCCCGCCCGATTCACCCATATCAAGATAAATCTGGAAAGCTTGATAAGCTTCTATCGATTCGTCATGCGCTTGATCCCATGATCGGGATACCGCCATCTTTTCAACTATGGCATTCATATAACTCTTTCCAATTTTCGGTTACTAAAAAACAAGGTGTGCCATCACCTACCCAGGCACCGATGATGTTGAAATCGAACCATTCTACCGCTTCTCCATATGTCATCCCGTCTGTTACGAGTTGTGAAATTACTTTTTCGTAATCGTAACAAAGGATAGGTTCTTGACCAAACCGATTAACAACACCCACGATAGCTTCGTCGTGACCATCGATTTTCATCATCTCGGTCAACTGGGATTACTCGCTATGTGGCGTGTGATCTCTTCCGTTTTGTCCACCTTGTAAGTTAATTCGCCTTCGTTATGCCAAATAACATGTTTATCCTTCTTATCCAACTTATCGCCTTTGATCTTTTTCCATGCAT